AAGTGAGTGTAGTACAACCATGATCCTCGCCACGGCATAGTTTTTCTGGCTTTGTATGGCTTCCATCACGCTTTTTTGCGGCCATATCACGCATATTTTCCTTGTGGCTACCCAAGAAAAGGTGAGATGGGTTTACACAGGCCGGATTATCGCAGCGATGGCAGACGCAAAGGTTAGTATTTTCTCCATTCTTAATAACCCACGCAATACGGTGCGCTTGGAGTAATTTAATCCCAACTCTCATTTGCCCATACCCTTTTCGATCTCCACTCGCCATCCATATCCAGCACGGGCTTTCCATGTGTGGCTGAGTTGGTCCGTCTTTGTTGATCTTAGCCCAAAAATTCGCCTCTTGGGCGGGCGTGAGCTTGATTTCGTTGCGTGCCAATGGCACGGTAGCAGTAGCTTCGTTCATAGTCGTATATGGATTGAGGTTAGCGCCACCGTCCTGCTGAATACAGGCGGTGGCGTGTTCATGCATACACCAATGCGCGGCTTAATCAAGCCCAAACAGCCGGGCCATGTCCTACTTCACAACCAGCGTCCCACGACGCCTTGCCTTGCGGGCCATGTCCATCAGCCCGGCGGGCTCGGTCATGGCGACCGTCTCGGCCACCTTCTGGCCTGCCGGGCGGGCCATGCTCATGGGTGTAGAGCGGGCGGGCTTCTTGGGGGTGTAGGCGGTGGGGGCGGTGTAATCGGCGCGCTTTTTCCGAGTGATTGTTCCGGCATTATCCATTGCAACATCGGAGCCCATGTCTGCGGCCTCTTCGTTGTAGGTGTCCTTGGTTTCCTCAAAGGTGCCCTCATGCTTGGCTTTAGCAACACGCTGGGCGCGCTGCCGGGCAGCTTGGATGCTGCGGCCATCTTCGTAAAGATGGTCTTGAGATTCGTAAAGGCGTTGGTTTGCCCTGGCCCTAGCCTGATCTGCCCCGCCTTGGGCTAGGCGGGAGTAGCCAAGGATCTGGCGGCGGCCTTTGCTATTGTAGCCTTCGGCGTCGTATTTCATTAGCGTCCGATCTTGGGGGCTGAGATTGGTTTGCGGGCTGATCCTGCCGCCGGGTTGCGAGCAAGGCTGGCTTGGTTAGCGGCAATCTGCTGCTGTAGGCGGAGATTTTCTGGATCGGCGGCAACGCGGGCCTGCGCCAAGCCCATCTGGGCCTTTTTGCGGGCGGCTGCATTGGCGGCGGCAAGGCCTCCTGTAGCCTGATTTAGCGTCATACCACGACGGCCAGAGCCTCCTCGGGCGATACCTCCGCCGGGCTGGCGCTTGCTTCCGGCTTGGCTGAGGGCGTACTGGAAGGCAGTTTGCCCGGCTGCCCGGTTCTGTTCGGCTTCGTAGTCCTGGGCGTCGGCCTCGACCTCGGCGGTAGCAAGGTTGGTCTGGGCGGTGAGTTGGCCTTTGAGTTGGGCGAGCCCCTGTTGCTGCAACTGTGCCCAGAACCGCTTCCCCTCGGGGCTGGCTGAGTCCACCCACCTGCCTGAAACAGGGTTAAAAACCTTCGATCCGCTGCCGGACGATTGATTGACGTTTGCTTGGTATCCGGTGCTGGTATAATCGGCCATTGTGGTGAGAGTGAGAGTTAAAAGAGTTTTCGCCTCTGCCTCTCAAAAAGCAAGCCCGTATTTTCGTCCCCTCGATACCCTCCACCGCTGTGCTCCGGGGCCAGCCTGCCCGCCTGCATGGCTGTGGCAGCTAGGCCAAGCGTCCAGACACCAAGGGCCGCCACGTCTAGCCAGTGCTGGGCATAGCCTGACAGCACCTCAAACCCGCCTTGCTCGGTGGCGGTGATGCCGCCCATCTGCCGGAGCACGGTCGGGCACCACATCTCAACGGCCCCATCGCGCCAAAGCTCCTGCAACACTGCGTAGGCCTGTGCCCGTTCCTCGGCCCCGAACTCATGGCCGGGCTTTCTGATGGCCGTGGCCTGCCCCACCCGGCGCTCAGCTAGGCTCTGCTGCCGGGCTGCCACGCCCACGCCCTGCTCGCGTAGCTTCTCTACCGCGCCGGGGATGCTGACGACATCGGCCACCACGGGCACCATGCCGTAGTAGGTTGAGGCCATGCTTGCCCACGAAAGTAGCTTGTCCTGATTGATACCGCCCTCGTCCACACAGGCCGCCACCATCTTGGCTGGCCTTTCGGCGCTGGCGTTCCTGTCCCAGCCTGCCGCCCGCCACACGGCCAAGGCTCCGTTGATGACGGCGACGATGTAGCGCGGGCCTTGCAATGGCGTCTCCCACACTCTTAGCCAGCCGCCTGCATCGTGCCGGGCTGCCACATGCGCCCAAGTCGTGCCTGCCCGGTCCAAGGCCATGAGGGTGGGCAAGTGCTCGGGTAGGCTGGCCGTGGCGGCCTGGAGGCGAGTTGGGTCGAAGTAAAGGTTAGCCATGATGCCGTTGCTTGTGTGTGGTAGATGTCCTTCCATAAACGCCTCCGAAACATACCTAGCACAATCTGAGCAATGTGAACTCCAATCGGCTACGATGTCATCCATGAACTTGTTTTCCTTCGTCGGGTCCGGCTTGCGGCGGTAGGCGGCTATGGATTCAAGTAGAAAAGCGCATTTCTTGTCGTCAATCCAGACGGATTTCTTGAGCAGGCCGGTGAAATGGTTGATGCCCAGCCACTTGTTGCCCGTCTGCTTGAGCTGCACCACACGGCCTGACACGCCTTGAGCTTTTAGCTCAGCCTCAAACTCGGCAAAGTAGGTCTTGCCGTTCTTCTGTCTCTGCCCGGCGTCGTGTGGCAGGTAGTGAGTGCCGTAGCGGTAGCCCTTTTCTTTGAGCAGGCGCACGCGGTCGGCCACCTCGCCGCCTTCAATCTCGGCGTCTAGGTCGATGAACCGGCGTTGTTCGTGGTCGTGCTGAACGTAGAGGCAAGGCGAGTTTTCCGGCGCTCCCAAATCCCAGAAAGTATCCACCTCCAAGTCCGGCCTGTAGGCCACCTCTCCCACGCGCCCGGCGGCCTTAGCCATGCCAAGGGCGGCCCCCCAGATTGAGCCCTCAATGTTGGCGTTCCAACACTCATGTATGTTTGTCGGGTAAATAAACTGTGCCTCATGGTGGTAGATGTCCAAGGCCTCCTCCTGATACCAGTACATCTGGTCGTCATCCAGTGTGTCCTCTGTGCCTTCCAGAGCCTTGGCAAAGTAAGCCCGCACCTCTGGCCGGATCAGGCTAGGCTCGGCGCATGGCAGGCGGCGGGCGGCGATGACGTACCATGGGAAGAATAGAACGCGGGGAGTGCGGGGAGTGCATTTGTCGCGGGCAAGCGGTAGGCCGGTGTGCGGGTCGAGGCCCTTCTTAGCGATGCCCCACACGTCGCCGCTCTTGCCGCCATACCATGTACTCTCGATGATGCGGATGCCCTCGGCGGCGGCTGGCCATGCTCCGCGCAGATACTCGGCAGACATGGCCGGGTGCTTGGCGGCCAGCTCGGCCCATTCTGACATCCAGAGGATCTGGTTTGTGCCGCCTCGGGCCTTTTGACCTGCGTAGAAGGTGCTCTTGCTGGTGGCGTCGTCGCCGTGCTGGATGGTGAAGATGCCGGGCGAAAGGCTTTTTTTAATGGTCGTCCAGGCTCCTTTCAGGGCTTCGGGCAGACGCTCGAAGGCAAAGAACACTTTTTCATCTAGTTTGCGGTCAGCGTTTGGGATGTCGATGTCACAAAGCGAACACTGCACCGACGAGCCAAAAAGGATGGTGTCGAGCACGATCAAAGCAATAACCGTGCTCATGCGGACTTGGCGGGCCTTGGGCACCACTAGCGTTCGGCTGCCGTGAATGTAGATTTCCTCCAACACCACCAACTGCTGCGGCGTCGGGTGGAACTCGATAGGCTCGCCATCCTCCGAACGGATCTTGTAAATGCCGCCACAAGTCAGCCGCCAAAACGGATCACCAAAGTTAGCGAACACCTCCGCCTCATCCAGCCCTAGGCCAGCCGCCAGCCCGGCAAGGTCTGGCCCGGCTGGGCAGGCAGGCTCAGGGCTTGGCGGGCGGGCGGCTGGCATTAGGCGTATTCGAGAGCAAGAATCAATTCAAGCTCATGGATGGCTTTACGGATGTCCTCGGCCTTGCCTTTGGCTCTGTGGCGGCATAGGCGCTTGATGACGCAGCCCTCTAGGAAAGTGAGCTTGTTGGCGGTGATGAACTCAACTGGCTGAATTGCCAGCGTGGCGTAGTGGCTGCCGCCCTCTTGCCTGCCTAGCGGCGGCTTGGCGGCCCCGGCTTGGCCTTTGGGGTCGGTGCCCGTAATCATGCCTGCACCTCCATTGGCGTGGCGGCCAAGACAAAGAAGCCCGGCTTGTATGGGTGTGGCCCATACTCGGCTAGGGACTTGAACCTCTCGGCAAAGGCGGTCTGGAACTTGGCGATGATTTCGGGTGAAAGCTCGCCATCGAACTCCATGCCGAACACGCCACGCTTGACCAGCGAGGCCTTGATCATGTCGGCGTGCTCCTCCAGCCCGGCCTCGATGGTGGCCCAGGCCAAGGCCGGGTCGTCCGGCAGGGCCTCAGGCTCTGACTGGGCGGCCATGACCAGCGGGCGGGCACGTCCATGCTGGCCCATGACGGCTTGGAAGACGGGGGCGGGGTGGCGCGTAGCGTGGTCGTGGCAGAAGGCCAGGATGCGGCGGGTGAGCTGGGGGATGCGAGCGCCCTCGCCTTTGTCCCAAAGTAGGCGGGAAAATGGGCAGGCGGCATAGACGGGGTGCTCCTCAAAGCCTTCATTGGCGGCGTAGCGGGGCAAGGGCCGAGTCCAGGCGGCGGCTAGGGGGCTTGGCATGTCGATAGCGATCACAGGGATGGCTGGTCCGTCGGGCTCCACGGGCACGGCCATGAGCAGGGCCGAAATGCGGCCATCTAGGCAGGCACGGGCGAAGTCATCCTCTACAATGGTCTGCTTGGCCTCGGCCCTCTCGCCTGCCAAGGGCAGCGCCAACTTTCGGGGAATCGCCATGAAGGCGGCAGGCTTGCCTGTCTTGGCCCGGCACTGGCGGGCCATGTAGGCCAGAACTTCGAGCAGGCTGGTGTCGGGTGGCAAAGGGTGGAACTCTTCGGCGGGCTGGGTGTCTGGTGTGTCGGGCATAGTGGCTCATAGCCTAGCCTCGGCTAGCCAGTTTGGCAACAAAAAGCCCGCCAGTCCGGGAGGAACTGACGGGCTAGGCGATCCAAGGCCAGCTTTGGCAGGGCACCGCCGTGGATCTCGGTCGGCGAGTAGGGCACATGCGAGGCCCGGCCCCTGGGCTCACAAGGCTGGCTGGTGAGGGCCGCCGTCTTGGCTGGCCTGCACGCTCAGAAACACAAAAAGAGCGGGCACCGTGGAGAGTGTCGTTACTTCGTAGCCGTCTCAGCCACCGGGACCGGGGCTGGTGTCAGGACGAGCTTGCCAGCCTCCCTTGCCAAGGCGGCGTCCTCCGGGCTGATCTTGCCGGTGCGCTCGGCGTAGGCCAAGGCCACGTCGCCGATGCGGGCAAGGCGGGCCTCGTCAATCTGGCCGCCTGACTGGCAGGAGGGCAGGCAGAGGGCGACGGCAAAGAATGGCAGGTGAAGGCCGAGGGTGATGAGGAAGGGAGTTTTCATAGTGGTGGATCGGTTGAGTGGTATCTTGCAGAGGCCCAAGCCTAGCCCAACTTTGCCCGGCTGGCAAGGCCGGGCTGGCCTTTCTTGGGCGGGCAGCCAAGGCAGGCAGGCGCGAGGGCTCTCTCTGCCAATGCTCCCCCTCCCCTCATGGACATGAGAGAAAGAAAGGAGTGCTTGCCGGATTTGTTTCACATCGCCCCGGCATATAAGCCCCCAGCGAAGTCCCCCGTGTTTGCCGCTACGGGGAGCACTGGCTTCTCAGGGCCTGCATGTCCAGCGGTGCCCGGCCTCACGGCTAGGGCTGCCCGGCTTGGCTGGCTTTGGGCAAGGAACAGACACAAACAAGCCGACCTCTAGCGGAAGGTCGGCTTGCTGTGGTGATCCTTGGAAGGAGTCGCTTTAGAAGGGCGATACTCCCGCTAGAAAGCACCTATTTGGTAATGCCAAGATTCTCCAAGACCGGCGGGCGGTCAAGGACCAGTCTGTACTTTTTTGAAGGGTTCGTCACCACGCCCCCATCCGCCAGCCACTCAGCCGAGCCACTGGCAGGCAGCCCGGCGGCCTTGCGGAGCTGGCGGATGCGCTCACGGCAGACGCTGTGCTTGGTGGCAAGGTAGGTGTCTTGCAATCGCCAGTCCAAGGTTGATGCGTCGAGCTTATTTTTCCACTCCCAACGAGTGCCCGGCGGCGTGCCCCGAGGCCTGACTGGCAGACCTTTGCCGCGCATCCATTTTAGCACAGTCGTTACCGCTACCCCGCACTCTTTCGCGATGTGCAGGGCGGGCCTAGCCGTATCAATGCCCGCCGGAGCCTGCCAAAGCCTGCCTTTCTTGCCTCCGAAGTGGCTCATAGCTGGGCATCCTTGGCTGGGGTGAGGCAGGCGGCTTGGAGGATGGCGTCGGGGATCTGTCGGGTGTCGGGTGTATTGCTCATGGCGGGCCAAGTATAGGCCGGGCTGGGCCGAAAGGCAAGCTGAACAGCGCCAACTGATACTTTCGTTTTATATCAGCCCGTGTTTTCTGGCACTAAGCCTCTAAAATGCGCTCTTTTAGTATCAGCCAGTCAGCCTGCCAGCCTCCAAACGCCGGGCAATGGGCGAGCCGGGTTTTATGAGAGCTTGCATCAAGTCCCTCACCGTTGGCGTTCCCGTGCCTGCCTCCTGCCCTGGCAAGGCAGGCTTGGCCTCTAGGCCGGTCTGCTTGGCGATGGCCTGGAGGGTGGCTAGGGGGCAGGGCTTCTCGACTTCGATGGTCGTTTTAGGCCCGGCGTCGGTCATGGTTTCGGTGACTTTATACTTCTTACAAAACCTTGATTCTGCGCTGATTGCGGCCAGCGGCGTCTCAAACATATCCTTCATATTGCCCACCAGCCAAGCCGCGGTCACGCCATGGGCCTGCCCAGCGGCCTGGGCAGCGGCTTCTTTGAGGGCGGCGATCTCGGCGGCCATGTCGGCATCCCAGCGGGTGCCTTGGCTCGCGCAGCCGTCGCGGGTCGTCTCTGGCCTGACCATGCGGTAGGCCTCGGCGGCGGGCGTGCCGGTGGCTCTGAGGGCGCAGTACTGGGCCTTCTCGCCGGGCGTGGCCCATGCCTGCCTGCGTGGTATGACCTCGGCCTGGGCTGGCCTGCTAGGCGAGGCTGGGCGGCGTTTGGCCTTGGCTTTCTTGGCTGCGGGCTTGGGCTTTGTGTCGGATTTCATGTATTGTTTGTAGTTAATGCCCATTTACGCAGAGGAAAAGTGATCTTTGCGCAAAAAGTCGTTGATATATTTTAATTCGTGTGCGTTTATACTGGTGTCAGTGGGCGCGTTTGCCTGCTACAAAACTAAAGACATCCGACAAAAACACTATGACAGCAATCTTTGACATGATCTCCCCAGCCCGCGTGGCTGGCTTTGTGCGGGCCAATGGTCTGCTTGGCTTCGAGGCCCGGCAGTTTGGGCCGCGTGACTTCCGCGTCGTGGAGCACCGCTTGGACTCCATGGGGCGCACTGAAACGCCCTATCAGGCAGGCGGCCAAGCCGAGGCCTGCCAAGCTGCCCGGCGGTGGGCGCAGATTACGGACACGGAGGTCTTGGCTATCGGGGCGGCCCGGTGCCGTATGGCGGAGCTGGCCGAGGCAATCCGGGCCATGCGGCCTGCCAAGCCTGTGGTGCAGGCGGAACTTTGCTTTGGGGAGGTGGTGGCGTGAAATATCCTCGCACACATGCGGCTTTGGTGCCTGTCTCCAGCCTCAACGCTTTTTCCGAGGTCGTCCCGGCGGCCTTTGCCCAAGGCCTTGAGGGCGCGCTTGCCAAGCTTGCCCGCCTGGACTGGCGGCCTGTGGCGGCTGGGCTGCCCACGGAGGA